TTTTCTTCTTTTAGATGGGCTTAAAGGTTCTTTTGATTTTTCTTGTTTTGTCATATTTCCTCCTTACGGTGTCGGAGACTGAACGGGTATACGTGGTTCACCATCCGTATAATCGTCTCGTCTTCTTCTACCTATTTGTTCTCCACCGAATTTTTGTGCTTCGGTTTGATATTTTTGTTCGTATAATTGTAGCATATCCATTGGGCCTTTTAAATAACTAAATGCCTCTACTAGACATGCATATAAAAGTCCATTTCCAAAATTAAGACTTAAATAAGTTGTCGTATTTGCTGAACTCAATCCTATTGGTCTAGCATTATACTGAATTTTGTACATAAAAGCTGAAGAAGGTGTTGGAACAATTGTAATTCTTCCTGAAGAAGTTGCACCACTTCCCTCTGCTCCTCCTGACATAGCATAGTATTTTGGTGTGCCAGTAGTCGTTTCAGCTGTATCATATTCTCTTAAAAAGCTAATATCTTTCTTTTCTAACCAGCTATTAGCTCCAGTTGCAACACTTGTTGAAGTATAAACTTGAAGACCTCTAACAAATAAAGTTCCCGCAGGAGCATAAACATTGTCTTTTGAAGCAACTAAATTGCCTAAAACTTCTTTTCTATCTGCATCAATTGGAACTTCTCTTTGAATTCTAAGTTCTGAGTTATCTATAAATTGATCTGTAATTGTACTTGAAAGTACGCCTGTTCCAACTTCAGTATAATTCTGAATTGCTGTTGTAAGTGTTGAATAAGTAAATCCTGCCATTATGCTGATAAAGTCGCTGGTCCTACCGAGACCGGAAACCCTCCTCCTGTAATTCCTCCTGTTGTAGCAGTGCTAGTATCTACAGTAAAATAAAACCAATCATCTGTGAAATCTGTATCTCTAGAACCACTAACATACTTGCCAGTAACAATAGCATAGCCTGCAGCTTTTGCAATATTTGAGCCTGCTATACCATCAAAGGACGCTGGATTTGCATAATCTCCTGCAATTGTTGGCGTTCCTCTAAATCTATAAGTGTCTCCATTTGTTAACCCATGATTTGGAGTATTAACATTAATTACGCTTGATGAAGCAGCATACGTGGTAAACGGATCATGGATCAATAATGATGCGACATCCTTTTCTGTTCTATCTGTTCTTACATTTTCCAATGCTTGAGGATCAGCTCCATGAGGTCTCGGATCTAACTGTGGTTGTTTAGCTTCATATTCAGATTTATGAACAAACATTCCATTCCATTCTCTGACCATTTCATTATATGGAAAAGCCATTCCTGATCGGTCTGATATTGCCTGTGCGTATTTTCCTCTTGCGTATGCCATTATATATTCGGGTAATAGTTTTTCGGAGTTATATAAGTACTAGCTGAAGAACCATCTTCTGCTAATGCCCGTGTTAACTCGTCTTCATACAACAATTTCATTTGTTGTACTAATTGTGGGTTAAATTTTTGTGCTAAATAAAATGCAAGTCCTGAACACATACAAGGTACAAATCTGTATGGAACATCTGTTGCGTCTGTATAAGTTGCATCTGCATCTTGTATTCTTTTTACATAATAAAAATGTAAGTCTTTAGATGCATTAGATGAATCTGCTGTTGGATAAACGGTTAAAGTTGTTTTGTCCGCGAATCGTTGAACAAAATATTGTGATGGAGTTCCTTTAGAAAGTTTACTTGATAATGCTGAATAAGCAGATCTAGCTATTTTTGTAAGAGCAGAATCAGATTGACCTGTTGCTGTTCTGTCGGATCTAAGTGTTGCTTCAAGAATATCTGCTACTCCATAAACACTTGATGAAGCATTTGTTGAAGAACTTGTACCATCACCTGATGCTCTATAAAAAGTATATTCCGCTTGTCCTTCAATAAGATCAATATTAGTTTCTGCTACTTCCCAGTAGTGCAAACCTCTATTGCCCCATTCTTGAAAAAGAATATTTAAAGATCGTCTTGCTGTTTTTAATTGATAACCAGAAGATACTTGAGAACCAATTCTCTCATAAGCTTCATTGATAATCTCATCAACAGAAAACGTTTTGTCAAAAGTGACTGTTCCAGAAGTAGTATTCGCCATGCGCTACCTCCTAGTAATTCTTAAGCCATTCGCACGTAATCGTAGCACTATCGTTAGCTGTACAAGCGGGCATAACGAATTTAACATCTCCAGTGTAATTAGTAGCTTTATTATTAGGTATTCCACCTATAGAGCTATAATCTAAAAATCCAGTTTGTTCTACAGTTAAAAATGTTGCATCAGTGTCTGCATCCCACGTCAATTTAACAGCGTCTACTTTTGCTGTCATGGATACACTATACCATATTTTGTTTAGTGTAACCGTTGCACATGCGTTTCCGCTTCTGTCTGCAGTTAATCCTGAAACATCAACGACTGTAGTTGTGCCTCCATCACTATCCGAAACATTTTGATAATGTGTTATTAGTTTTTTTTCGCCTTGGTAAATCGTTTGATTTAATACTGCGTCTGCCATTTTTCCTCCTTATCTAGGGGTGGAGTCATTACACTCCACCCAGAGAGTTTAATTATTTATTATTCAAACAATAGTCTGCTAATTGTCATATAACTAACATTCAGTGCTGCTGCCGCGCCGTCGCCAGCTTCAATCCCTACGTAAGGAATTAAATCAATGTTATCTTTCAACGCTGCACCCTTTTGAGTGTTAGCATTGCTAGCTGTATAATTCGCTGCAATAGTTGCCTGAGTTGTCCCAGTAACTGAAGTTGTGCCATCAAAAGCCGTTATTGCACTTGTTGTTACACTGTATTGTCTACCATTCACAAAAACAGATGGTTTTCTATCACTATCAATCGAAATTTTTAAATGATAATTTGTATCTGCCGCCACTGTAATACCTGTGTTCGTTAGGTAGTCAGTGCCGTTATTAGAATGAATAAAGTACAATGGACCGTAGTCGTCAATTAATTGCCCATTCGTTGCGTCCGTTGCAAAATAAAAATATGCTTGGTCCGCATCCGTTTGAGGTAATTGATCATTTGTCAGTTTCAAACCAGCCCAAATTTTTTGGTTGTCAATAGCCGAACTTGTTCGAACTAAAGCTTCCCATTCAGTTTGGTTTTCAGTACCCCATTTGACACCAGTCCATGCTGTTTGGCCACTGTCTAAGTGTGGTAATGCAATCGCTTGGTCTTGGTCAGCACCTGCTGTTGTCAACGTAACTGCTGCAACAGTAGCATTTCTAGTAGCTAACGCTGTAGTCATGTTAGTACCTAATACTTCAAAGTTAACGCTTTTACCTACCCCTGTGGAACCAGCTTTAAAAACTTTAACTGTTAATGTTCCAGATCCAAGGTCTACCGCACTACCTGTGAAGTTTCCTAAAACAACTGTAGCTACGTTTGATGCTGTTACTGATGCCGTTATAGTTAAATCTGTAACATCAATACTCATTGTTGCAACAGCAAAGTCTCCTAGTGCTGCGCCTGTAACTGTTACGTCTTCTGCTAACTCATTGCCGTCATCTATGCTGCCCCAGTCTTTTGTTTCTGAGCCTTGTAGGTAAGCGTTAAGAGCAGGAAGTTGATTAAACCACTCTTCAAGATAATATCTTCGAGAGTCTTTCAACCCGCTTTGGACCGTTCGATCAGAAACAAGACCTGTAGATGTAGCTTTGCTAACAATCTGAAAGTTGTTCTCGGATCGTACCGGACCGTTAAATGTACTATTTGCCATATTATAATCCTCCTAGATTATGCGAACGTAGTCTCTAGGTCGTCGCTATACTCGTCTACGTTCTTAATTTAATGTATAGTAATTAATCTATACCCCAAATTTAAATTTGGCGCAAGTGATCTTGTAGTAAAAAGTTGATTTTTTGATAGCGCTTAAGTGGCTATCGAAACTTCGGGCTTGGCGTCTTTAATTTGAGTAAGACGAGTTGCTTCTTCAAACTCTTTGGCAATGATCTCTTTAACAATTTCCTGAATTTTTTTATCGATATAGGACATATTAATATTATACTTGCCCTCCTTCAGGTGTTCCTGTTGCCAATCTAGTTCCAAGGACCGTTTCGTAGTGTATAGGTCTTCGGTCATCTGTAACCTCCTCATAGGTTATCCATTTACCAGTTTTAACGGTAAATCCATTTTTCTCGAACTTTACCTCATTTTTTCCCAGCTTGTCAAGGATAGAATTCTCGATACCTTGAGGGGTGTCTTCACACGTAACTTTAAAGTCAGCGCTATAGCCACAATATCGGATTTGAATTCTGAAGTTTTTCATAGGTAATTTCTGTCTTTATTGTGAAAATGGGGCGGTTTTGAGGCCGCCCCATTAATATAGTTTTAGGTCTTACGCACCTTCAACACCGTAAATACCTCTAGGGTCAGATACGCCAAAAACGTATCTTGCTCTAGCTTTGTATCTTACGTTGCCAGTATCAAAGTCCCCTTCCATCTTAGTAGTAAGAGGAGCTCTGTCAAAGTGTTTCATACCATTAGGTACATCTGTAATAATGTACCAAGAATCAGTATCTGTTAGGTAGTTGTTCACTCTATAACCTTGAGGAATCATACCCATAGATTTGACTGCATTGATATCATTATCCGCAGTTCCTACTCTACCTTGAGATTTCATCAATCTCTCAGCAGTGAACTGACCAGCAGAAGGGACAATCATCTTCACACCTTTAGCAGCAATTTTTAAACCTCTTTCATCAGTTAGCGCAGCAATATCAATTAATGCTTGCTCCAATGAAGTTTCGTTTAAGTCTGCTTGAGTAGACAGGGTATTTGAAAAACTCCCTGCTAATGTAGTGTGCGAAGTATTAAACAAAGAAACTGCGTCTCCTGAATCAAAGTTGTCCGTAGAAGGTAGACCTTGAATTAAAGGATAAACAGCTTTCACTTGTTTAGTGTTTGCCATCGATCTTGCTAGTGCTTTTGTGTAACGAGAAGCAAGTTTGTCATACAGGTTATCTTCAATAGCTTCCTCAGTGATCGCAAAAGCGAGAGCAATTGTCTCGTTAGTGTATCTTGCTGTGAAAGTTTCTTGTGCATCGTCATAAGTTACCCCTTGTCCTTCTGGTTTAACTGATGCGTTTGCAAAACCTGACAACATAACTTCTTCTTCAAAAGCTCTGTCAGATGACTCAGTGACGTATATTTCCGCCGACTGATTTTCGTATTGTTTGTACTCCAGGCCAAATAAAGCATTTAAACCTGGCTCTAGTTCTTTGACTAGTTGATTACGTGATATTGCCATAATTTATTCTCCTTATATGCCTGCTAT